CTGAGTGACGTACAAGGCATGGGTCGCCTATCTGCTGTTGTGTATGCGCCTTTGGGCGTTGCCACAGCCGGTGGATCAACATCGGTTTCCATTCGTGTTTACGCGTGGTTATCTGATGTCCACTTGATGGGATCGACAACCCGTCTTACGCTACAAGCGAAGGACGAGTATGGTAACGGGGCCATCTCCAAGCCCGCGTCGGCGTTGGCCAACATGGCCAGCATGCTGACACAAATGCCGGTGATCGGCAAGTTCGCACGAGCTACTGAGATCGGCGCCTCGGCGACGTCCAAAATTGCTGCACTGTTCGGTTTCACGAACGTGCCTGTGATTGAGGATGTACGACCCTTGGTGCCGATGAATGGACCGATGTTGGCTTCAAGTCATATCGGTACTCCAGTACAGAAGCTCACTCTTGATCCCAAACAGGAACTCTCGATTGACCCTACACCTCATGGTATTGGGAATGTTGATGAACTGTCACTGACGTACTTGAAAACGAAAGAGAGCTACTTCGGAGCGACATCGTGGTCTACGTCAGATCTTGTTGGCACACAGTTGTTCAACACTCGGATCAACCCATGGCTACCGGCACAGGTCAATGTGCTCAACGCATCATCCGTTGCCGTGGGAAAGCGTGTTTATCACGTACCCCTCTCTTACTTAGCGAACATGTTTGAGAGTTGGCGTGGAGACATTGTCATCCGCGTCAAGGTGGTGTGTACCAAGTTCCACAAAGGGCGGCTGAAGATCAGCTACGATCCTCTGGGCGACATCACCACCACAGACCCGCCAGAAAACAGTGTCTACACAGAGATCTTGGACATTGGCGAAACGGACGACGTCGAGATTACCATTCCTTACCATCAGGCATTGGCGTGGCTCGACGTTGATCCGGGCCTCCAGGACAACTGGACACCTGGCAACGCAAACGCACCCCGGTTGAACGTCGACAACGGTGTTCTTACGGTGCGAGTACTCACTGCACTTACTGCTCCTGCGAGTGGGAGTATCAACCTACTTTTCTTCGTGAAGGGTGGGCCGAACTTTGAGTTTGCGAATCCAACAGACCACATTGGTACGAATTCAACATCGTACTCTGTGCCGAGTTTCTTTGACCTTCAGGCTGAGGACAAAACGGACGTGGTGGCGAAGTCCATTGCGTTTGGTCAACCGACTATGGTGCTCCCTGAGCGCTACGGTCTCAACTACGGTGAAGCCGTGCACTCTCTGCGCGACTTGATACACCGTTCGGTGGTGAGTGACACAGTTTCACAAACCACAGGCGTGGCAGCAAAAGCTGTGGTACTACGAAAGCTTTACAGACGTATGCCCTACACACCAGGTTACATCCCGGTGAGTATGGGAACGGCTGCACAGCGTATCGTGGCGCCTGCAGGCATCTCGAACTACGCCTTCAATGGGATGCACCCGCTACCTTACATTGCGGGTATGTTCCTGGGTTACCGAGGTGGTGTAAACTACACGGTGACTCCCTCCAGCGACGCATACGGTTTTCTCGATGACATTCGGGTTGATCGTATCAGTTCGGACTTTGGTTTAAGTGCCAATGCGTTCTACCTTGACGCTAGCGCCCTGCCTTTGGCAAGTGGTAGCTCGCTCTCGACGAATGCGCATTGGTATGGACGTCAACAGTTCGTACGTGATGGTCTGAGTGGTCAAGCGATCACATCCAATCGGACCAATGCGTCGCTCCAGTTCATGATACCTGACTACAATCGCTACAACTTTTCGTTAGTGGCGCCGTCGAAGTTGTCCAACACCTTTGACGATCAGAATGTTACAGGTGCATTGCTACAGCTTGTCGTCAAAAATGCTACGGCAGACGACACCAAGCAGAGTACCATCAGTGTCATGAGCGCGGCAGCAGCAGCACCAGACTTCACATGTCTGTTCTTTCTCTGTTGCCCCACTTTGGACTACCAGCTTGCTGCTCCAATCCCTGTATAGGGGTGGTAGCTGTGTCGTCATCACAAAAAACTAGATCCGGTGCGGTCGGCTAGTTTCTCCACGAAGATGGAGTTTCCTAAAGTTCACAGTCAGTGTGAGAAGGTTTCGTGTCATAGTTTTATCGACGGGCCTTCGGGCCTGGCGAGTTTTTAGTGAACACGAGTCGTAATCTTTTCACACTGCCTGCGTCCACGAGTCGTAGAGCA